ACTGTTTAGAATTTAGTAAAGTATTCTGCTTTGAAATTGCAATAGGCAAAGCAAATGGTATCTTTCAGCTGAATGCAAATCCAACTTATTACTCTACTTTAATTGATTCCGAAATGGAACGCTGGAAGGATACAGATTTTGAGTTCAAACCTATTGATGTGGAAGTCTTTGACTTCAAAACATTTATGGAAATTTCGCCTTATGACACTTACGACTTCATATCCATTGATACGGAAGGAAACGACTATGATGTGATTAGTCAAATAGACTTAGACAAGGTTAAATGTTCTATGGTATGCGTTGAAACAAATGGTAAAGAAACGCAGAAATATATTGATTATATTAGTAACTTTACAGGCTTTAAAGTTGTTCATGTAAACGCTGAAAATTTAATAATGGCAAGACAATAAATATGGGAATTTTAGAAAGATTTAAAGAAATAATTTTAACTAAAGAAAATCCATTTGTAATTGAGTTTGGTGCTTGTGATGGTTACCATACAGATATAATGTTGGATATTCTAAATAAAGCAAAACCTAATTATATTTATCATTTATTTGAACCTGTTAAATATTTGATTGAACCTATAATTGATAAGCTAAAATCAAATAGCAGAGTAAAAGCATTCAATGAAGCTGTTGGCTCAGAAACAGGCACATTTACATTTTATCAAAGTAGTGGCGGAGGTGTAAGAGAAGATGGTAGTCTTATAGATGGTTATTACGGATCCAGTTCTATCCGAAAGCCAAAGATGGTATTACAATATTACAAAGAAATGAAATTTAAAGATACAATTTGTAATTCAATTACATTTGACGATTACTTATTAAGAGAAAATTTCACTGATAAAATAATTGATTTTATATGGGCAGATATTCAAGGGGCAGAAGTTGATTTAATATTAGGTGGAAAAGAAGCATTTAAAAATGTAAGATATTTTTATACTGAATATTCTGATTCTGAACTATACGAAGGTGAGATTACATTAGAAAATATTTTAGAATTAATGCCGAATTTTGAAATTGTAGAAGATTACAAAGGGGATGTTTTGTTAAAAAATAAAATGTTATAATTTATATGGATAAGAAATGTATAGTATCATTTGGTTCAAGAGGCTTGTATATGTATAACAGGCATCTTGAAGACTATAACAAAGGGCTTAAAAGAATGATTGCATCCACAATAGGAACATGGGATGGCGATTACTTAATACGTTCTTTGGATGCAGATTTTTCTGAATACATGGGCGTAAAAATTGTTATTGATAAATCACTTAATACTCATGGCGAAGTACCGTATCAATTTAAACCTGCAATGATAGACATAGCTTATAAATTAGGTTATGAGCAAGTAGTATGGGTAGATTCAACTATACAAATGGTTAAGCATCCGCAGGAACTATTAGACCACGCAAAAGAGCATGGAGTTTGTGTATTTGATAACTTAGGGCATCCTTTAAAATATTGGTGTTCTGATATAGCACAACAGAAGCAAGGTGTTACCAATGAGGAAATGGAAAACATGCAACAAATAATGGCATGTGTTATTATTTTTGACTTCACTAATCCGAAAGGCAAAGAAATCTTTGAACGCTGGAAACAAGCTTCATTGGATGGCTATTCATTTAAGAATGAACGAAGCAATAGAGAAGGCTTTAGAGGACACCGACACGACCAAGCAGTTCTAAGTATGATTTGTGCAAAAGAATCAATACCTTTACTTCCTTATGGCTACCTAGTGTATCCTCCGCATGATGCGACAAAAGAGTATGGCGATAACTATTATTTTATAAACAAAGGAATAAAATAACAATTTTACTATATTACAATGACAGTTGAGTATTACAACAAGCTAAAAGTTTATAAAGATATATGCGAACTATTCGCTAAATGTGGCGAGTATAAAGGGGATGCAGATAGTTTAGTTCTTATTTATGAATCATTATTTTCAACTAGCATAAATACAAGGTGTCCTGGATGCTTAGGAGTAATGTTGTTGGATGTAAATAATAAGATTAAAGAGTATGAACGGAATATGTAGAGTGTGCGAGTTACTAGATACTGATATAAGTATCAAGAGAACATATTACTGTCAATCCTGCGATGCTAGAATATGTTACCAATGCAGACCTAATATGTGGAGAAGGGCAAAGGCAATGTTAATGGATTTAAAAGTAAAGAAATGAATTACACAATAAATGCTGCCTAAAACAACTACTTACACAATGCAATTATGATATTACATATTGGTACTTCATTTGCCTTTGATTTACCGTTAATAAAAGAATTTGAAGCTGTGATTTCTATAAATAAACAAACAATATTAATAATATCTAAGAACTAAATGATTAAACTTTCCGAGATAAAATCTAATCCAAACAATCCAAGACTTATTAAGGACGATAAGTTTAAAAAATTAGTTAATTCAATAAAAGAATTTCCTAAGATGATGGATTTACGACCTATCATAATTGATAATGATAGTATGATTTTAGGCGGTAATATGCGATTGAAGGCGTTATTAGAACTAAAGTATAGCGAAGTACCCAACGGATGGATTAAGAAGGCTAAAGACTTAACAGAGGATGAAACAAGGCGATTCATTATTGCTGATAATGTTGGATTTGGTGAGCATGACTGGGATTTATTGGCGAATGAATGGGATAGCGAGCAATTGATTGAGTGGGGAGTTGTTGGTTTTCCTTTTGATAACTTAGAGGAAGGCGAGGTTGACTTGAAGCAACACAGCGATAGTGCCGATAAGTACTTAAACAGCACAATAAGACAGATTTTATTAGTTTTTGATAATGACACACATAAGGTTGTTGTTGATAAATTAAAAAAAATAGGTGAAGAAAATAATATTTTTGAGGATAACTCAGCAACCGTTTTAAAGTTAATAGAACACTATGAAAATAATTGACTTACCTATAAAGGATATTGACCTATCGCTATTTATGAAGGCAACTGCAAAGGAAAGCGACTGCTCAATACTTATAGATTATGACTGCCTAATTACATCGGGCGGAAAGCCAAAAATCTTATACTTAAAGTTAACTGAGGATACATCAGAAGTCAGGCAAGCGTGTAAAAATATTAAATACTCAAAAGTAGAGCGGTTGTCAAGGGGGCTGGTAACAGGTGGCTTTAATAGAACTTTTGGGCTTCGTCCAAAAAGAGGCATCTCGCAATTTGCTAATATGTGCTCAGCTACATCATTAGCAAAAGAGAGCCAAATTGAACATGATATTTTATGTGAATTTGTTAAAAAAATAACACCTCTTTACGAAAAGTACTTCCCCGAAGAGTGGAAAATAAATAATAATCAACTTGAAAAAAAAGTTTTAAGAGAGTGGAAAATTGAAGGCACTCCCTTTACAAGTGGAATAGTCAATAAAAATTCACAATTACAATACCACTTTGATATTGGGCACTTTGAACAGGCTATGTCCATAATGCTTACTCTAAAGGGTGGGTGCAAAGGTGGAGGGCTTTGCTTCCCAGAGTTGGATATAAGACTAGAGTTGGCGGACAACACCGTTCTTATAATGGACGGGCAGGAGCTTTTGCATGGGGTGACTTCGATTATTCCAAATAAGTTAAATCATTACAGAAATACGATTGTTTGGTATTCCCTAAAGCAGATGTGGAAGTTTCTACCTATTGATGAAGAAATAATTGCCACACGAAAAATGAGGGCGAACAAAGAGGCTGACAGAGCAAAAGGGGTAATTAAAAAAATGACTCTCGACACCATAAAGTCAGGAGGCACGTTTTCACCTAAGTTAATGAAGTCATTATCAAAGAAAAAAGCAAAATAACAAATGAGTAAGCCAACGAAAACCAACGCTAAAAAAGAGCTTGATTTAAGGCAGTTAGCAATGATAAAAGCATTAGAGAAATGTTTAGGCATTGTTACGACTGCTTGTAAGGAGGTAGGTATTGATAGATGTACTCACTATGAGTGGCTAAAGAACAATAAGACTTATCGAAAGGCCGCAAAGGATATTGAAAATATCGCTTTAGACTTTGCCGAAAGTTGTTTACATAAACAAATTCAAAAGGGCAATCCATTAAGCACAATGTTTTATTTGAAGTGCAAAGCAAAAGGGCGAGGGTATATTGAGCAGAATATAGTTGAGATTAAAGGAAACATGAAATTCAAAGCAGATTTTGGCATCAGCAACACTATACATCCCACATCGGAAGCAGAGGGAGATACATCATTCGATAAATAACGAGCCTTACAAGTACTATGTGCTTTCAATCGGTAGGCAGTTTGGTAAAACATTGCTGGCTACTAATCAAATGATGTTCTGGGCTTTGAATAACAATAATGTTAAGATAGGTTGGGTGTCCCCTATTTATAGGCAATCAAAAAAAGTCTTTAAGGAAACGTACAAAGCATTCGAGAAACGACCTGAAATATACTCAAAGAAAACAAGCCATTCCGATTTAATTATTGAATACGTTACTGGCAGTTCAATACAATTTTTTAGTGCAGAAAATTACGATAACATAAGGGGCAACACCTTTGACTATCTTATTTGTGATGAGTTTGCATTCATGAACTCGGAAGCATGGACAGAAGTATTAAGAGCAACTGTATTGGTTCGTGGTAAAAAAGTTTTATTAATTTCAACACCAAAAGGCAAAAATCACTTCCATCAAATATTCAATTTAGCAGGTGATAATTCTCTTTACAAATCCTATCACTTAACTTCCTATGACAATCCCCTAATTGATGCAAAGGAAATAGACGATGCAAGGGCAACGCTTCCCGATCATGTGTTTAGACAGGAGTACCTAGCGGAGTTTGTTGATGGTGGCAGTGGTTTATTCATTAATCCTATCACAATAACATCCGCAGAAAAGACAAATAGAATGTATGCAGGGCTTGACATAGGCAGAGCAGACGATTACACAGTTCTAAGCGTGTTTAATGATAAAGGGGATATGTACTATATCGAAAGATGGAATCATGATACATGGGCGAATATAGTAGGCAAGGTAACACAACGTATTAATGAGTTCAACTGCTTTACATTTGTGGAGGTTAATGGAGTAGGTGATCCAATCTATGAGCAAGTCAAATCAAAGGTTAATGATTCTAACTTAATCAAACCATTTGTAACCACATCGAAATCAAAGCAGGATATTATCGAGCAGCTTGTTGTTGCTAATCAAAACAAAGAGGTTCGCTTCATTGATAAAGACTGGCTATTAAAGGAGCTTGACCTGTTCACATACGAATACAACCCAAAGACAAAATCAGTTCGTTATTCAGCCCCTAATGGCTTCCACGATGACGGAGTGATGGCATCTGCTATCGGCTACAATGCTTTGAAGTCATTAAAATCTTCGGGAGTTTATTCGATGGGATAAAAAAAACATTACTTTCCTTTGTTTCCGCTTGTTCTACCGATGGGCAAAAGTCATTTGATTTGCTATATTAAATTATGAAGGTAGCAAATAACTGGGCGGAAGTATCCCTAAAACAATACATCGAGATTACTGACATATCAGCTATTGATATGGATGAACTAGACAAGCAAATTAAAGTCTTAGCAGTATTATCTAATACTAGCGAGGACTTACTATGTGCTATGGAACTATCACTCTTAAAACAAGCAATAAGGGAATGCCAATTCATTTATACCAAACCGCCAACAAAACACATAAAGCAATCTATTAAAATAGGTGGACATAGGTTCAATATTAATACTAATTTAAAGAAGATTACAGGTGGGGAGTATATTGATTTAACTTCTATGATTAAAGAGAAATCAGATGTTACAAAAAATCTGCCTAAGATAATTGCCATCTTCCTGCACCCTGTTAATTTTTTTAGGTTTAAAAAGAAAAGTTGTTATGAAAAGGATTGCCAAACGCTAGAGAGCAGGAACAAAACTGCTAAAATAGTTGAGGATAACTTAATGATGGACGATGTAATGATGTTATCAGGTTTTTTTTTGAAGAGTTGGCAAACCTTAGCAAAGGCTACGCTGGACTATTCGGAATTACAAACGAAGAAGGCGAGGAAGCAACTGAAAAAAATAATAGCCAAGGATTCCAAGAGTACTGGGGGTGGCATTTAATATTAGATAGCCTTTCAAATCACGATAGGACAAAATGGGAGTTCTTTACATCGATGAATATTATTGAGTTTTTAAATTGTATTTCTTTTTTTAAAGACAAACAAAAATGGGAACACGAACAAAATCAAATAGCGATAAGAAATGCCAATAGAAAGAGCAGATAAAATAATAGTTGATAAGGCATTTGTCGCTAAGACAGTTGAGGATATATTCTTAAAGTATAGGGCTGATTTAATACAGGATTTGCGAGAGAGTTTAATAAATGCAAATAGGGATCAGCCTGGTGATTTATTGCAGAGTATTGATGGCAGTGTTGAAGTAGAAGCGAATAATATTTCATTTGAAATTAGAATGAATGATTATTGGGTATTCGTTGATGAAGGTGTTGATGGAACTGTTACAAGTCAAGGCTCACAATATAAGTTTAAAAAAACAGGCAAAAGAATCCCTTTAGATGCAATGAAAAAATTTATTGCTGCAAGAGGATTAAGCCCTGCAATGAGTATATCAAGACAAAGGAAAGTTGAGAAGGTGGCAGGGAAAGGTAAACTGTCAAAGAAAATAAAAAAAGGATTAAAACAAATAAATAAAAAGAATGCTTTAGATTCCTTTGCATTTGCAATAGGTGCTAACATTAAGAAAAGAGGATTAAGACCTACGCATTTTTTTACCAATGTAATTAATGAAGATTTAAAACAGCGACTAACAAAAGAAATATCCGAAGCATTAAAAAAAGATATTGAAATAAATTTTATAACATAAATGGCTTATTCAATTTCACAGCAACCATCACTATATGCACCTGCTTACAACGATCAGATTTATGTTGTAACATCTAGCAATAACGGACAGACGAACTTTAATTACATTGCACAGGTGTATATAGGTAGTGATGTAATCACTCTGAAAGCACCTGCGAATCCTACCTATGGAAGTGGTGTATTTAATATAGGTAGGATAATTGAAGCTTATGTTAATAGTGATATTGATAGAACTGCTTTAAGTTTTCAAACCAACGCAAATAGCTATAAGGAATACTATGTCCGATTTGGTGAGGAGTTCGGAACTACAATAGTTCAATATTTAAACAGAACACAAACAGTAGTAAAATATGTTTGGAATGGTGTGTTAGACTTCTTAGAATCACAAACATACAATCAAGAAGCCTATACAATGGAAGGTTCAGGCGCATGGCTTACAAGGTTCACAGGCGCAAGGAATCAATTAACAGGTGATTACAGTTGGTTGTATTGGGTAGCAGATGGGAGTTCTCCTGCATCACTATCACATATTGGAATCAAGAGTTACACATCAGCAGATGTTTTAATTAAGTCATGCGGAGTAACGAACACATTGTCATCAAGTGGAGTAATAGGGAATCACTTTGCAAGATTTGGAACTGGCAAGGAGCAGTTAAATGCAATACCAGCAGCTTTAAAATATGGAACGCAACCTATCATAGCTTCAAATGCTGCCTATTATACAGTAGATTTTCAAGATATAACAAGCGGTGTAATTAGTTCAACAATTCAATATAATATAACGGATGCAGATTGTAAGTATAGTAATTATAGACTTCATTTCCTTAACGATTCGGGAGGTTTTGAATCATTCAACTTTACTAAGTTAAGCATCAAATCAAATGATATCAATAGACTGCAATACAAAGCACCAATAGGCGCATTAACTTCCGCTAGTGCATTTGGTTACGCTGTAAAAGATAGAGGGGATAGACAGTACTTTATTAGTTCTAAAGATACAATTAAGATTAAGAGTGACTGGCTTACTGATTTAGAAATGGTAATGCTTAGGCAACTTGTTGAAAGCCCTGAAATATATTTAGATGACACTACTTACGGATTAATATCAGTAACCTGCTCAGCAACGAGATTCGACACTAAAACTATTTTAAATAATAAAGTATTTAATTTGGAATTAGATATACAATATAGTTTTGACCGATATAGACAGAGATACTAAATGAGAACAAGACTAGAACTAGGAACGAGTGGAAGTATTGATTTGCTTGACAATATACCCTATTCATTAAATTACGCTATTGCAGATATTCGAGAACCTGACAAGCGTAATAGTAGCTATTCTAAAACCATCAAGATACCAGGCAGCAAAGCAAATAATATAATTTTTGCTCATATCTTCGAGATTAATATACAATCTAACTTTAATGCAAATCTTAAAACACCATGTAGGCTGTATGTTGATGAACTATTGCAGATGCAGGGATTCTTACAACTACTTAAAATAAACAAAACAGATGACAATCAGATAGAGTACGAGGTTGCGATCAAGGGTAATGTTGGTAATATCTTTACTGATTGGGCAGACCTGCAATTAACTGATTTAGATTTGTCAGCTTATAATCATACCTACGATAAGACAGCACAGAAGGCTTCATGGGTAGCGACTTACGGTGTTGGCTATGTTTATCCAATGATTGATTACTCTGTAACCAATGCTTTGACCTTTGATGTTGAAAATTTCTTTCCTGCTATCTATGTAAAGCAGTACATTGATTCGATGTTTACTAAAGCAGGATATACTTATAGTTCTGCATTCTTTGATAGTGCTTTTTTTAAACGATTGATTATACCTTTTAATGCGACAACTTTATTATTATCAGAAGCTGAATTAACATCACGATATTTTAAAGCAAAGCGAAGTGCTGACTATGTTGCAGGAGTAATAAATAAAAGTATTCAAACTACCAGCTTAAATACAAGTACTGGAAACCCTATAAAAATAAGCATTAATCAGGATGTATCGGATGTAAGCAATCAATTTAATACAACTACATTTAATTATGTAAATCAAGACAAAGGAACATATAAACTAATATTTAATGTTTCATTTAATTTATATATTTCAGCACTGCCATTGGTATCACCAACAGCAATGGGTAATTTACCGATACATTTTATCATTGGTACATTTGATTCAGGCGGAAGTCTTATAACAACAATAGGAACAGCAACGTTCACTGTTCCTGCTCAATCAATATCAGTTGGCTTAACTACCAGTACTTATAATATAATTGTTGAAACACAATCAGTTGTATTGTTAGCAGGTCAATCATTTGGTGTTGGTTTTGATGTAGGAGCAAATAATGCTTTGTCTAATTTTGAACCTGCAACTATAAATTTAAATGTATTAGCTGTAAGTGCTTTTGAAAACAAAGCTTTAAATAATGGCATAACAGATGGCGAATCTATTGTTATGAGTACGATGGCTATGCC